AAGAATGGTAGACCAGATCGACTGGTGCATCATCCATGCGCCATTCTGCTGGTATCCAAAATCGAGGGCATTGCGGCATGCCATGATATTGGCCAGCGTAATGGTGGTTGTGGTCGCGCCAGCAACGCCAGCCGATGAGCCGGTGACTACACCCTGAGGAGCAGTCGTGCCGTTACCAGTTGCGTGGTCGGTGGCTTCTTTGCGGCCGAGACGCTCGCCGAGCAAACCAGCAACTTCGGTCGCAAGATCCAAACCGGAGTCACGTAGGAGCTCATTGCTGAGCAGTACCAGAGACTCGGTGCGGTATGCGCCGAGGATGATCTGGCCAAATGTCATGTCGGTAGCGGATGGTGCGGTGTTTTCCGCGCCGATCGCACCTGGGTTGCCAGTGTCGTCGATCGTCGGGAATGGTAGGCTATTGCCGCTCTCGGTGCGGATGACGCGAGCAACATCACGAAGCGGATTGAAATAGACGATCTTCTTTTCCAATTCCGCAAGGAATCCCTGCGGGATGGTGTAACCGCCAGCACTGGAGCTGGTCGAGTTGGCGCGAGTCAGCACGATGCGGTTGGAGCCCAAGTTGAGCCCTGAGCGCTGAGCTGCGCTGCGGTGCTCAGGGCGAGCATCGTTGCCAAGGAACCAGCCGCAAAGAGCGGTTTCACGGTCCCGATTAGCGCGCTTGTCGTCGAGGTCGCGAGTGAACATTGGCACGCCCACTGGTGCTGGTCGTGTGCGGCGTGAGCTTGCGCTGAGCACATCGCTGAGACGTGCGCGAGCTGCCTGCTGCTGAGCTGCTGGATCTGCTGCTGGTGCTTCTGCTGGTGCCTCTTCGCCAGAGACCTCCTCAGCCATTGCCATTTCGATAGCTGCGATGCGCACATCGTGATCAGCGATGAGAGCAACGATCTCATCCACTTTTGCAGTCTCTTCTGGCGTCCACTCACGGGTCGCTGCCGACTCGTGGTAGCTCTTGGCCTGTTCAACTAGACGTGCTCGCTCTGCGAGCAGGTCGCGACGTGATACGCTCATACAATCCTCCCTGCGCAGCCGAGCTGCGACATAAGCAATTTTCGGCCTCGTAAATGTACGCTCAGCCGTAGTTGGCTGGCGCTCCACTGATCACGCGACCGTATCGCGACCGTGGTGTCCGGGTATGCGGGGATGGTGACGACGGAGACCTCGATGAGCTCGACATCAGTCACGGTCCGCACTCGTACTGTTTCCTCGATTGTCCACTCGTCAGCTCTGACGATAAATCCAAACGACATTTGGTTGACATCGCCGCGCTGAATGAGTGCTAGTAGATCCTTGGCATAGCTTGTGTCTGGCGGGTAGATCTCAACGCCAAGGCCATTTTTGTCGGTGCTGAGCTTGAGTGTGCCCGCACTGCGACGACCTAGAACGAGCGATGAGTCGTGATTAACCAGCGCCCGCACATCCGCGCTCTTGTCCTCGAGCGTGCGAGTGAATGCCTGTGGGCTGATGCGCTCGCGGAACCCGCCCAGATCCTCGCTCAGCGGCCCGTACACGCTGGCATAGCCCATCAGTCGGCCAGCGTCAGATGAGACAGTAGAGAGTAATCTACGCTCCATTGTCGTCCTCCTTATCCATCTGGCCAGCCACCTTGTTAGCCCATGTTCGCCCAGCATCTCCGCCCCATAGCGCCCACGCAATGCGGCCAGCGCTCGGGAACCCGTCTTGACCCGGCGACCAGCCCTCGCCCTCTGAATCGACGGCATGGCGGGCAAAATAACTCACCATCCGCCCGATTGTGTCGGGGCTGATGTTGCTGCCATTGCTCAGATCTCTGGCTCGAGCAACGCCTACCTCAGTGCCACCACGACCATATTCGGCGCGCCATGCTAGACCTCGAGCGGCCTCCTCGCGCACTCCGGCAGGTGGCGAAAAATCGATACTATCGTACTTTGCTCGACGCTCAGCAGGCATCGATCGCTCAGTCTCTGTTTTGCGTAGCGGCAAAATCGGTCGCCATTTGATGCGCCAGCCATGGCGTCCACCTGGGCGGCTTGGTGGCACAAGCTCACGCTCACGCTCGATGCCGCAGACACGGCAGCGATTGGTCGAGCCATGCTCACAGCTCGGGATCTGGTGTTCGGTCATGGCCAGCGCTAACGCAATGACGGCATCGCTGGCATATGCCTCAAGGTCGTTGGTCTCTGGCGGTGCTGCTGGTGCTGCTGGCAGCGCTGTAGGATCGACGACGACTGGCGCAACAGTAGGATCGGCAGGCGGTGCCTGAGCTCCGCCCATTGACGATACGGGTTGCATGTTGAGAGGCTGAAGGAACACATCTCCACCCTCGATAGGGTCGAGCTGCTCGAGCGCTCTGATCTCATTGACGCTGAGCCATCCCCAGTTGCGGCCAATGGCGTAGGCGCTGTATCTCGCTGCGAGATCAGTGCGCAGCAGCCCCTCGACGCGGTGCTCGACGTAGTAGCTGCTGCTGATTGGCAGGAGCAGCTTGTTGCGGACCTCCTGCTCGATGCGGACAAGCCAAGGGCGCAGCGTCTCGCTCAGAAATGCCTGATTTTCCTGCTCGAGCGAGCTGTAGGTGCTGCCACCAGTTGCTCGCAGTTTGCTCACCGGGATGTTGAACCAGCGGGCAATCTCCTCGAGCTGGAAACGCCTCGTCTCAAGAAACTGCGCATCATCAGGCGGGATCGCGGTCGTGGTCCATTTCATGCCTTCTTCGAGGATTGCCACCCTCGAGGCATTGTCGATACCAGAGTGCAGACGTTCCCAATCGCCGCGAAGGCGACCGCGGGCATCGTCGCTGAGCCTGCCGGGATGCTCTAGCACGCCAGACGGGCGAGCGCCACGACCAAAAAACGATGAGCCAAATGCCTCGGCAGCGATGCCTAGCCCGATTGAGTCTCGAGCCAGCGAGACCACGCTGGCACCGACGTAGCCATCACCACCTGGGCCACGCAGATGCAGTACGTCAGATGCTGGTATGTAGGTCGCACGAGAGAAATCGTCGCGATAAATATATTGAAGGTCGCCGTTTTCGGATCGCCCGACTTTCATGTTTTCCGCCCTGAGCAGCCATAGGCGCGTTGGGCGGCCGATTGTGTCTCGCTCGATCTCACAGTAGCCATTGCCCCACGTGAGAGCCTGAGCGAGCCATTGCTCGCGCAGTTGCATCGAGGTCATTTCTTCGTTGGGGGCAAAGCGCAGGAGGTCAGCGACCATCATGTCATCAGCGATAATCCGCCCATTTGCAGTCTGCTGATAAACGTGAAACGGCAGGCTAGAGATGGTCTCGGAGATAATGCGAACGGCTTGCCAAAATGGCGCATAGCTGAGCGCTGAGCTCTCAGATACTTGCACGCCAGCGCTGCTAACCGCGCCACCATGAAACGCTATGAGGGCGGGATCTCGCAGGCTCGGGCGATTGCCCGCGCGCAGCGTGAATAGGCTCTTGATGCGATCGATGATCGTCATATGAGAGTCATCCCTCGCGACTCGTAAACCGACGGGGCACCTCGCCCAATCGCTCCGCCTGCCTCACCGACTCGAGATCTTGCGACTGCCATGATGCTGGCCACCAAGGCGTCGATCTTTTCCGAGCTTTTAGCTTTGCTCGGTTTGATGTTTCCGGCAGCGTCACTCTCTATCGAACAGTTGCCCAGGCACCATCGCAATACCGGATTGCCGTCATGTCGTAATTTTCTCGCCATGACTAATGTCTCAAAATCCTTGGCAGCGGGAGACATGCTTGCGTAGCCCTGCCCAAACGACACGATGTTGAGGCCATCGCTCTGCATTTGCTGCGCTAGTTGGCTTGCATTCCAACGGTCAATTGCGATATCGACGACCCGATACTGTGCGCAAAGTTGCTTGATGCGCGTGTAGACATCCTCGTACTCGATCACATCGCCATCGGTGACGTTGATGTGCCCGCTCGCATGCCATTGGTCGTAGCGCATGCGGTTGGTGCGCTCTCTCTGTTTAAGCGCACCGCGAGGTGCCCAGCATGTCGGCTCTATCCAGATCGTGCCGTCGTCGAGAGGGAAGGCCAGAACGAACGCCGAAAGATCCATGGTGCTGCTCAGGTCGAGCGCACCATAACACAATCGACCATCGAGATCAGGTCGAGGGCTGCGGCATGCGTCCCATGTCTCGGGTGCGATCCATCGTGTGATCGTGTCAGTCCACTCGCAGAGATGGAGGCGGCGAAATGCTAGCTCACGGGCAGGTGATTGGGCTGCGTCCTGCGCGGCTTGCCTCATGTAGTCCTCTCGGACTGAGACGCCATAGCCGGGATTAGCTGCCCGCCATGTGCTTTCCTGTTTCCAGTCTGCGCCATCTGGTGCGCGGTACAACACTGGCAAAAAGCTACGATCCTCTAGTGTGCCATCAGCCACCGCTCGAGCGTGTAGGTGCATCTCATAACAGAGCGAATTGCGGTCGTGCCCTGCCGTTGTAATCGAGATCGTGAGCGGTTGCTTTCTCGCTCCAGTCGATGTCGTGAGCACATCCCAGAGCTCTCGATTAGGTTGCGCATGCAACTCGTCAAAGATAATACCGCTACAGTTCATGCCGTGTTTAGTGTGAGCATCTGCTGAGATTGCCCGCATGCGCCTGCCGTCTTTGGTCACGATCTCTTTGCGCAATACAGAGCACTTGGCATCAAGGGCAGGAGAATTGCGCACCATGCTAGCGGCAAGGTCAAATACAATCGATGCCTGATCTCGATCAGCAGCAGCGCAAATAACCTCAGCACCGGGCTCGCCATCTCCAAACAGAAGGTAGAGCGCTATGCCCGCGGCAAGCGTGCTCTTGCCATTTTTACGGGGGATCTCGATGTAGCACGTCCGATACTGACGCATGCCATCGGGTCGTAGCGTGCCAAATAGTGGAGCTATGATGTCGTTATATTGCCAATCCGATAACACGAGAGGCCTGCCCGACATCTCGCCCTTGCTATGGGTCAAGAAATGCTCAAAAAAGAGCTTAGCCTTTTCCTCAGGCCTAAGCTCTACTTGATTTGTCTTTAGTTTTGCCATGGGTTATCCAAGAATACGCAGAGCAATATCGTTGATATCGTCCTCATTAGGTCCGGCAGGGTCGATATTTCCGCTTCGTGTTTTGCGGCTACGTGGAGTCAGCATCAGCACAGTAAACGTAGATCGCAACTGACTCTCCGCATTGCGCAGCTCTCCCCAGAGTGGGTGCATGCGTTGTACGCCACGCTCATCAGGCGTAGTGAAAGGTTCGTTGGCTGCTGCCAGTCGCATCGCCTCCACGCGGGCAAGCTGGTGCGCTGCCATGATGAGCACCTCGGCGTCTGCGGCTGCGACTCCCGTGCCCGACGATTGATGGATGCGATTGCATAGACGGATCCAGCACTTGCGCACCTCCACCGGCAATCCTCTCGGTGGAGTCTGCGACATCGCGATGGTCTCGTTCTTGTTCGGTTTCCTGCCGCGTGGCATGATATTTACCCTCATCAATGCCTAGATAGTCGAACAACTCCCTGAGAGTAGATACGTCTAGGTCTACAGTCTGCCATGCCTCAGTATACCCATCGAAACGACCCATAAAAGCCTGATCGCCACGCGGGATAAGCTTGACATCTAGCTCATGCTTGATACGCAGCTCAAGCTGATGCGCTGCCTCACCATCCATTGGACCGATCATGTCTAGTTGTGTCCAGCCACTATAACCATGGCGTCTCAGTCTTATGCCAGTGCCATTTACAGTGTTGGTAATGCCAATCTTTAATTGTCCTGGGCGGGTTATTAAATACACCCATCCAAGCTCGTTACGCCTGAAAGATCCTTTGGTGCAATTTGGGCAGCCAGTACGGCACTGCGCTCTATTTTTAATGGATGACCAATACATAGTCGGGCAATTTGGGCATTGCCATAAAACTTGCAAACGACTTTCTTGACTAATAGTCGATGGATTTGGGAAACCAAATACTGCAAGCGCAGCCAAATCAGGGCGAGTTTGACTTAATGGTTTAAATAATTTGCCTTTATATTTTCTGGCATTCTGCATTCTTGCACAAGATGGACATGTTTTCGATCCATTTCTTGTGCGCCAATGAATTTTAGTTTTCCATTCATTGCCACAACTACAACGCCACGTTGCCATAAACATGCTGCCAGCAAGTAATACTTTTGGATCGCCAACAATCATTTGAGCAGCTAATTCAGGATGAGTTTGTGCTAATGGCAACTTACCTCCCCATGGTGTCTCCGCAGTTTTTGTAAATCCAAGTCTTTTAAATTGAGCTATATGTTTTGCACAAAAACCTTTTTCCGCATGCTTGCCAATACATCCTTCAACATTGCATATCTTGGCAACTTTAAAATATTTTTCTCTAACCAACATGTGATCCGACCTCAAGTACCTTTAGATTCTTGTTCAGGTGGCGATGGCGGTCTTCCTCCCATTTTAGGGGGTTTTTTGACCCCCCCTTGGCATTTTTTTTGATCAAAAAAAATCAGCCTGAAATTTTCTTCAAAAGAATTTGAAGCGCAAATTTCAGGATAATTCCCACGACAAACGGGCTGATGCTGGCGATTGGATGCCCTTCATCTTCGCTGCCAGCGATGACGGACTCGATTGCAGTGATGGCATCATCATCTGTCGTCTCTTCTTGCACAGAGCCAGCGACATCAGCCGCAGGCACAAACGTCTGGCCGAAATAGACGACGACTTCGACGAGGGCATCAAACACCGGCTTGCCCCATGGCGTCTGGCCACGAGCAAAGCTTAGCAAAGTCACGAGAGCGTTAGTCGGAAACATGTGATCACCTCCTGATTAAGCATAATGCACAACACGCCACCCCGCCGCGCCTGATCCATTATCCGTCGAATCGTAAACCAGATCAGCCCACTCGTTCACCGTCAGCGCTGCGTGGTTGCCCGCGTGCAGATACATTCTGTTAGCCGCTGCACTTGCAGCGTCATTATGCTTGAGCGTTACCGTTGCCGTGCCCACAGACACGAGCCTGATCATGCGCCCATCGACATGAGCCCCGCCAGTCGGTGGAGCGATGCCGGTAATGTCTGCTGCTGTCGTGCAGTTGAGCCGCTGGAATGCGGAGCCTGTCAGTACATAGTCATTCTGATTTGCTACAATTGCTGTCGGTGTCGAGGATGTGTAGGCTAGTGATCCACCACCAGTTGAGGTATTTGACACTTTAATAATAGATACTGAAGCTCGACTAATAGCGCAATCTGCCAAATTGCCTGAATCCGTTATTTGTACAACTGTTCCACGCAATCGCACAAAATTTGCCCCGCTATTTGCATCTAAAATGAAATTGCTATAAGCATTTATTCGTGATCCGCCAGTTGCATCTGGTTCAATCGAGACAAACCTAGTTAAGGCATCAGCTCTTCTGACTCGCAATGCTGTAAGTGATCCACCACGGGCTACATCCACAAAAATATGACCTGTTGTCAAATTTGATATCGCCGCATCTGTTCCACCATGAGACATTTGTAATTCATTTGTGCCAGCAGCACCACCGGGCTGTCGAACAATTACTGTACCATTCCCCCCAGTGGTAGCCTGCGCCCCCGGCTCCAAAATGATACTTCCACCAGCTCCGCTTGTGACACCATCTGCTGCGATGATCGATAGGCTTGCCCCGGCACCAGACGATGCGCTATTAGGCTGAGACAGCCCCTCAGCGACAATAGCCGCGACAGTAGCCGAGCCACTAGGTCCACCCGATGGCGTGACGGGTAGCAGGTCAGTATCTGCTACCACGCGTGCATCTAGTTCGTCAATCCGTTTGCTAGGCATTGTCTACCTCACTGCCAGATAATGTAATCTGTCGAGCCGTTGAATAACAGAAAGTCTGTCGCACCTTGCCAGAGCAGGCCGTCGTTTGGGCCTGCATCGCCGATGACAAACGATCTGTCAATCGACAGACCGATGCTCAGGCTAATCACAGGACACCGGCGGCGGTGGCTAGACGTGTCAGCGTCGAGACAAGTGCGGACATCGAGGTTGCCACGTTGGCATCGGTGTATGCCAGCACCCACACATCAGGGATGTGATAGTTACGGCGCTGATCGCCGAGCACCCAACCAGTTGAGCTTGTCGCGTCGCGTCGTGCCGAGCGGAACCACGCCTCGGCTGTCAGCGGTTGCTCGATGCCGTTGCCGGAAAACACCAACGACTCGACGACCCATAGCGGGTACGTCTGCGCTGGCACTGCTGGTGTGACGATTGGTGTGCTGGCTGGGATGTCTGCCATGTGCGATACTCCTAGTAAAGATTGACTATTGATGTTGCAGTCGTCGATGTGCTGCGTACGTGAGTCACGCGGATAGGTAGCACTGTGCCAGCGGGGACAGCGACAAAGGTCACATTGCCTCCACCCTGCATCGTAACCGATAGATTGCCTGCGCCACCGACATACAGTGCGCGGCTGACGTAGGTCACGGGTACAGTGTCACTCGGCGTCACTGCCAAGGCGTCGTTTGCTGGGCTAGTCATACCCTCGATGAGCAGCATCTGCTGATCGATAGCACCTGCGGTCGTGGTCGTGGTCGTGGTTGTTGTCGGCGCTGCTGTGGTCGTGGTTGTGGACATGTGATCCTCCTATTTTCTCAGTCTACTATATAGATCAGCGCGTGCGCAATTGTTCCAGTGCAGTTTTTCTCGAGTGGCACGAGTGACACAACGGCTGGAGATTGGTGCGGTCGTTTGTGCCACCTCGACTCAGCGGCACAATGTGATCGACCTGCGATGCCGCGCCACCGCATGCTCGACACATCGGCTCCTCTCGTAGCACCATGAGACGCCATCTCGCCCAGGTCTTGTCGTACCCTCTTGCGGCAGCGCAGGGTCGTGTCTCGGGTGCTCGATTGGGCTTGGGCAGGTGATGTCGTGCTGGTCGATGATTCGGGATTCGATCGGCCATTTGCTTTGCTCCTCTCCCGCCAGCCCAAAGACCCCATAGGCGATAGCCGTATGGGGTTTTGGGTGGCGGCGCATACCCTTATAGTACTCGTGCGCGCGCGCTCTTTGTATTTGTATTTATGTATTTGTATTAGTCTTTAGTGTAGCGCCGTCACTGCCACTGGCCTACGTTGCACTGCGGCCAGCTGGCAGCTGACGGATCGTAAGCGTCACGTTCGCGCGCGCGCGTGAGAGCGGGCACATGGGGGCGCATTACGCCAGAGCTTTACAGAATCGGGGCGCCAATGCGATATCTTTGCAAAATCGTAAGATCGGCCACTTATAAAAGATAATCGATTCTAGGCCACGTTATTCACGATTACGGGCCATGCCTTGATATTACGATCTGCACACATGCTGCGCTGATCGGCATCATGTCGTAGCTCACCTCGATGTGACGGACGATGCCGCAGTTGTCGTCAGCGATTACGCACCAGCGGACTAGCCAGTCGAGAGTAGGCTTGACGATGTTGTCGATGTCACGATCTCTTCGCCATCCAGTACCCGAGCGCACCGTAATCGAGATCGAGACCGGTGTCTGTATCGCATCACGTGGCACTCGGGTCGTGAGACCGATCAGATCACACTCTTCGAGCCAGCGAGAGTACTGCGCCGATTTCACGACACGACCGCGGCGAGCTGGTCGCCAGATTGCGTTCGCCGATGGTGGCACTGGCAGCGTGATCAGGATGGGCGCTTGCATCGTGCTCTCTCCTGGGCGAGTCTCTCGACCTCGCGTGGATCGAGTCGGTGATGACCATCACCGGGTCGCGGAGTGAGACGACCCAGCTCGACAAGAGCACGGACATATCGAGGTGATACCCCTAGGATCTCAGCCGCGCGACGTGTCCCTACGGTCTCCATCGGATGTCCTCATGATGACGGGATCTATTGTCGATGATAACCGCAGGAGGACTACACATGCGATACCGGATCATTCTGTCAATACCGCTCATATTTTTTGCGTGCGGCTGCGCAGGTACACAAATATCTGCGAGCGTAAGTTACAACACGGCAAACACTTCGGTGACAATCTTTGCCAATCGCTAGAATTCTAGTTGACAGGTTCCACGACCGGAAGTAATCTTCTCGTGTCGGGCACATCGCTCGACACGAGATAAGAGACACGAAGATACGATAGGAGATCATGACCATGGTTACTTTGACGATTGATGACGTATTTTGCTCTGGATCAGTTGAGCTTGCGATTGTCTCGTGGTCGCAAAGTGTTGACGGTGTTAACGCTGGTACTGAGCAGGATGCAGTAGTCGGACTCAATCAGGGTGCTCGTATCTACATCGATAGCGCTGATGGACGGACATGCGAACAAATTGGCGCTGAATCAACGGACCCGGATGCGATGATGGATATTGGTGGATCATACTACACGATCAGCGACTGGAGCGAATACTCGGTTGTCGAGCTTGAGGTGCCAACGATTGAGGAGGCACTTGAGCGGCCAGAAGTAGCTAGAAAAATGGCGCGTGCGGCAAAAGCGTGGCACCATGCTGAAAGCGATCTGTCCGGCTGGAATGAACTGATTGAAGAGCTTGACGAGATCGAGGGCGCAGCGACAACCCTAAAGGGTTATGGCGATATGTACACTGGCGGTTGGATCGCCGATGCGGCGCACGAGTGGCTCGATGCGGGCATCGAGGATGATGGCTCGATTGGATCATGGTGCGAAATTGGGTGTTGGAATGCCTCTACGGCAGCGGCGTGGATTGACGCTGGCCTAACTCCAAATGACGTTGAATCGGCTGCTAAAGCCATTCAGGAGGAAACCAGCGACGACGACATGCACGCTCGATATTCAGGCGGCATTATTTATGCGTGCTGCAATAATGATATTGCATGGCAAGATGTTGTAAAAATGCACAGCAAGCTACAGGCCGAATAATTACCGTACACGGGCAGCGGGGTCGTCCCTATGCAAAATATGTCGTAGCGCAAAGAGAACCACTACGACATATCAGCGGCGGGGAATGTGACGTTGACTTTTTTGTGCGGTCCCGCTGCCCTTGTTTTTATTGGAGAATCGATGGCACGTAAGGCGACAACTACTTCGACAGCAATGGCGGCCAAGGAACTTGGCTGCTCTATCCGCTGGGTGAACTATCTTATTACGGCTCGCCAGTTGCGGGCTGATCGTGATGAGCGGGGATTCTGGCAGGTACACGTTGCTAGCGTCCAAGAAGAAAAAAAGGCACGGACTGCACTAGGCAAATTACGGAGACGCAAGGATGCGCGGATTGACACTGACTCGGCGAGAGGGGGAGCACGTGGTGCTCACCGTCCAAAAAGATAATGAGGTTGTCGTGCTGGCTGTAGTGACGCTGGCACGCCTCGACTCATCATCGGCACGACTAAGGATTATGGCGAGCCCTGAAATCGGGATCAGGCGATATCAGGGACCACTCACGGACGAGGCGACACCATCATGACGATTGAGACATTGGCATCAGCGCAGCTATTGCTGCGTGACGGGTACAGCATCATCCCTGTGGCGCGGGCAAAAAAGCCAGCCATAGCATGGGCACCTTACATGCTGCATCGTGCTGACGAGCAGACGATCCAGCAGTGGTATACATCGTCATCAGGTCATGGGATTGGTATCGTCTGCGGCCATGTCAGCAATCAGCTGCTGGTGCTAGATGTCGAGAGCGAGGACGCGTGGCTGCGTCTGCTGGACACTGTCCGACTGGGTGCAGATCAGCAACTGCTTGACATGATTGAGACTAGCAGCCTAAGCATCACACCATCGGGTGGTCGTCACCTACTGATGCACCTCGACTACAACACACCACCGGGTACTGTGTTGGCTCGGACGGCTGCTGGCAATGTGCTGATCGAGACTCGCGGGCAGGGGCACTACATTGTCGCTGCTGGTAGTCCTGAGCATGTCCACCCTACCGGGATCCTATATAGATGGGATCGTTACATCGATCCTGAGTCTAGAGCGCTCTGGTCAGCCCCCCATGTTTACCAGATCCTGACGATCGCACAGAGCCAGCACGCTCACGTACCACCTGCGCAGCGCGCCGACCCGGTGACACGAGTGCCAGGAGCTGGCAGTGAAACAGATGCACCCGGCCAAGTGTACAACTCACGCGGCAGTTGGGACACACTGCTGAGTGAGGCTGGCTGGACTCTTGTCTCGACTCGAGGCGAGAGTCAGTATTGGCGGCGACCGGGCAAGCGCGACGGCATCTCAGCCACGGTCGGTCATTGCCGGAATGATAAAGCCGAGCCGCTGATGTACGTGTTCTCGAGCAGTGCCTCGCATCTCGAGGCAGGTCGAGCCTACAGCCTATTCGCTGCTCGCACTGCCATGCGTCACGCCGGTGACTACGGCGACTGCGCCCGTGCGCTGTGGCGGGATGGTTATCGCTCTGAGCAGGTCACCGCTACGCTCAGGGTCAGCCCTCCCGCCACGGCCACGTCATCTATCGAGGATCCGGTTGTGAGCCAATCTACACCAGATCCAGTGCGACGACATCCAGACGGACGTGAGCGACGATACTTGCTCACATCAGAGCTGCCTAGAGTGGATCCTGCCATGAACTGGTTGTGGTACGGGTGCATCAGGCGCGGCGCGGCGACGATGATATCTGCGCATCCCAAGGTCGGCAAAACTACGCTCATCTCGCATCTCCTTCGCTCATTGCAGGATGGTGGAGAGTTCCTAGGCCTGACGACTCAGCCAGCTCGAGTATTGGTGCTAACCGAGGAGGACGGGCCGACGATAGCGGAACGCGCCGACATCATCGGCATTGGCGATCACGTTGCGTGGTATGTGCGACCGTTCACCAGCCGCCCGACGATGGTCGAGTGGCGAGAGTGGGTTGCTGCTACGGTCAGAGATTGCATCGACCACCGAGCTGATCTACTGATTGTCGATACCTTGATGCGCAACATGCCGCTACGTGATGAGAACAACGCCACGGAGATCGACGATGCGCTGCTGCCACTTTGGAAACTAATGGAGACCGGAGTTGCGATTGTGGTCATTCATCATTTGAAAAAAGGTGGCGGTCCTGAAGGTACTGGCGCTCGCGGGTCGTCGGCGCTGATGGCTTGGCCCGAGGTGACGTTTGAGCTGAGCCGCACCAATCCAGACGATGTTGATTGCCGTCAGCGCACGCTAAGGAGCAATAGTCGATTTAGGCAGACGCCAGTCGAGCTGGTCATCGAACTAGGCGATGAGGGATATACGGTATGCGGATCGCTGCGAGACGCCGAGGCGCGCGGGATCCATACAGCGATCACGCACATGCTGTCAGTCGGTGAGCCGATGTCGCATTACGAGATCGCTACTGCCATGGGACGAACCCGGCAGACAATTGAGAGCCACCTAGCGAGGATGGTCGATGCAGGTGTCCTGCGTCGAACGGGTACGGGTGCGAGAGGTGATATTCACCGTTACACGATAGCTGGAGTTTGACACATGAAATTGGTTGCGCAGAGTGATGTACGTGAGGATCTGCCCGCTGGCGAATATACAGCGAGGCTTAAGGAGGTGAAGACACTACCTCCTAGCGAGTTACACCCAGACTGGGGCTCATCACTCGCATGGGAGTATGAGGTGCTGCAAGGGCCAAAGGCAGGGCAGCGTGGCACAGCGTTTACTCCGTGCGTCCTTAAGAGCCAGAACGGTTTGGGTGTGCTGATGCGCTCGATGCTTGGGCGAGCGTTTGCTGCTGGCGAGGAGTTTGACGCCGACGCCCTGATTGGCAAGACATTCAAGATCTTTGTCGATTTCAATAAATCAGGATCACGCACACGAGTAATGCGAGCCATCCCGGTCGCAGATCCTGAACTGGTGAGCAATGTAACCTCAGCTCAGGCTCCAGCGTATACTCCTGGGCCACGCACTGCGCCAGCGCCTACAAACGAGCTCGGGCATAGTGCTCCTCGACGACCAGCGGTTGCGCCACCGGCTGCTCCAGTCGCCAAGATACCAGTCGTCACGGCAGCAGATTTTAAACGTCAGTCCTTGTTTGCCTTTGTCCAGATCGGCAATAACCCAGAGACGCAGGAGATGCAGGTCTCAGCGATCCGTCAGCTAGTGGTCTCCGGCACCTCGCCGAGCGAGATCAACTGCTATATACCAGAGACAGCGTCATGGCTGACGCTCACGGCAGTGGACATGCCGTTCTGATCCTGTGCTTACGGGATCAGAGACTCACGGAGGAGTCTGATGCCGGACGTGGTCCACCTCGATCCGGCACGCACATCGAAATGCCCCGAGGACTGGCAGCGTCTCAGCGCTGAGGCTTCCGGGGTGCGGTGAGTACCCAGTCACTCATCGCTCTCACGCGTACAGAAACACAGTGCCAACTGTGCCGGGTACTAGCCGAGCATCGAGGCTCGGGCGTGAGATGCCGTGATTTTGCGGCAGGTTTAGGATTACAGGAGCATGTTGTGAACCAGTTTACAGACCGCCCATTATCGGCAGAAATGAAAGAAATTACACCTGCTTTGGCGTTAGATTATATACAGTATAATTATTTCAATCGCCCCCTGAAGATTGCTCATGCAAATAATCTTGCTCAGCAAATGATTGATGATAACTTTGTAGAAGGCGTTGGAGACATTTCTTTTGCAAAATCTGGACGGTTAATAAATGGGCAGCACACATTGCACGCAATAATTAGTTCGCAAACTAGTCACATATGCTGTATTAGGTATGGGCTGCCAGAAGACGCATTTGAAGTTTTTGATATTGGAGTAAAACGAAGCATGGCTGATGCTTTAAAAATTAGCATTCATGAGGCAGCTATTTGTAATTTATTGCATACGTTTATTAAAAATTCAACAGTTCGACCATCTCCTAAACAAATTCGACATATACATAATTTAATCTCTGAGCCTTTAGAATTTATTAAGAAAATTGAAAATTGGAGTCATAGATTGTCTCCTGCTGCCATCCCTGCGGCATTTTGTGCAAGTTGGGTTTTAAATTCTAATAATTTAGACTACATGTTTACGAATTTACGCTGGCTTTCTAATGACACTGATGTAAATAAAGTGCCTCCAAAAATTGTGATGGCTTTTAATGCGTATGCAAAATCTACTAGAACCAAAAGTTCTGTTGGAACTTCACCTAGAATTTCTTTTTTTCTAAAAGCTATAAAAGTTTTTGATCCTAATTGTTGTGACGTAACAAGAATTTATGAAACTGAAGGCGCACCGTTGGAAGCCATGAAAGAAAAAATAAAAGAGTATTTTTTTGGAGTCAATCTAAATGACTGACCCATGGATTGACCACAAAGACTCCTGCGCCCAGTGCGGCGCTCAGCGAGTCATGATCGCCGATGGTCTTTGTCGCGCATGTTGGCGTGAGACCAACGGCGACGCTGAGATGGAGCGAGAAGATGTTTACTCGGATTGAGACTACATGAGCCAACGGTGACCATGGGCCTTGCTGCTCGTTGTAGCGAGGCAATCTGCGGGCATGCTGCCGCTGAACTGTCATCCATGGTCACCGTTTTTTGTTTGCAGGACTGCATCTATGCGCCCATTATGGCAAGTCATGGTCGAGCATCGTGGCACGCAATGGGCGATGATCAGCAATCTCACGGAGGAGGTTGCCCGCGAGCTGAGTAGTCAGCTCAACCGCTCAGCTAAGGCAGAAGAACGGATTCTATTCTGGCCTGAGCATCTATCGTCAACCTGGGCGATCGGTGGTGAGGATACTGAGGAGGAGGCATCATGCACTACGTGAGTTGTGATCCGTATGAGGTGGAGGCGGCGCTCGAGGTACTGCGCGTAGCTGAGGAGATTAGACATGCGCTACGAGAACATCGAGCTGCGGTCCGTCACGCTCTGAGCTCTGATCTCGCTGATCTGATGGGGTATTAGAGATGGCTACACATCCTGATGATCAGATCCGCGTATCTGTCCGAGCGACACGACCATCGAGTACTGTGCCGCAGGAGGGTCGCCGGGGCATCGAGCGCATCGATGCGACTGAGGCCAAGGCTCTATTGCTGGCTCGTCAGCAATACCTCGAGGTGCGTGATCGCATGCAGGATAGCGGAGTCGTGGTCTCGACCATGGACGCATCAGGTCGTGTGCTGCAATTGCCTGAGGATGCGATCATCATGGATTGTTGCAATTGTCGCCGAGCAATGACTCGTAATAAAAAATCTCTGCCCTTGTGGGCGCACTCCAAGGTCGAGGAGTATGGTGGCAGCGAGGATGATGGCACTGGGCATCTCCGACCATACTGTAGAGAGTGTTATGACTGACGATCAGTTACGCCTTGTGTGCGCAGCCGCGCGACGATTCCAGCCTGTAGACCTAGATCCTGAGGACTGGACACAATCGATGATCGCATGGATACTCGGACACATGGACTCCTACGACCCTGCCCGTGGTGCGTTTTCGACGTGGGTATACCAGATCGTCAGGCGTGAGCGCGCACATCACGTCAAGCGCCAGATCGAGCGGCGCAAAACGATGCGAGTGGGCACGATCGGCGATTATGATCTAGCTGCTCCATATGAGGACATCATCGGATCTGCTGAGGACTCAATAGTAGTCGCCACGGACGTGCGCAAGGCTCTGCTATTTTGTCTGCCACATGAACGGTATGCAGTGCAAGCATGGCTGAGTGATCAGTCGTTTGCGTCTGCTGCTCAGGACTTAGGGCAGGTGCGAGCAGCAGTGTCACGCAACTGGCGCAACGCAGTACAACGCCTGAGGCGTGTGCTAAGGAGGATGGGGTATGGATCCGATCAACCCGGCTCATTATGATCCGCGTGATGGCTCTGATGTCGATTGCGCTCGGGCGCAATTGGCAGGGCTCGGTGTTCTCGGATACCGAGCATATTTAGCGGGTAATGCGGCCAAATACGTCTGGCGTCATACGCTTAAAAATGGCGTGCAGGATATCGACAAGGCGATCAAATGCCTCGAGATGCTGAGGGCTACATATGACCAGTGACGAGGCTGATTGGTTGCTGGAGGCGCAGCAGCGCATACTAAAACTCGAGCGCGAAATAAAGCGCATGAGAGATGCCATCCGTGAAAATTGTGTCGTCCGCGTGGGCGATCAGCTGATGGTGCAGGACTGGGTGCGAGGGGTGATCCGTGATTTTGACGTTAATTGCAGGACTGATGATCGGCCAGAGCGCTTACCAGAGCGCTAGCACAAGTGCTGCCCAAGGACGCATGGCGCATCGTGGCGGGTCGTATCGCTATGAGGGCGTCGGCTTTAGCTCGAGCTCAGCAGCGCAGGCGTTACGCAATTGCTGCTATTACGGCCAGCGGCCAATCGTCGAGCAATCGGTGGTACGTGGTCGCAATGGCTGGTATGCGTGCGTGAGGTATCGATGATGGATGAGCGATCACCACCGACTCAATACGATGAGACGCTTGCATGGTTTGGCGCTGGCCTTCTGACGGCAGCGCTTGGCTGGACGCTGTATTGGTCGCTCTGGCTCCTGCGTGAGATCCTAGGCTGATCTGCGCAGGATTGTGAGCCCGTTGTTGTGCGGGTGATCTAGCACGATGCGCCAGTCGGGCATGCTATCGACAAACTCCGTGAGCGCTAATCGTAGACCACGCTTAGCGCTCATTTTGCCCCATCGTAGAGCTGAGCTCGATGCGTGAGGGTACGCTGGCTCATCGATGTAGCCAAACGTGTAGGTATCGTGCAGGATAATGTGCCCATTATTTCTTACACGCGGCGAGTGGAGCTGTAGCTCTGCGCAGAGCTGGCTGTACGTGTGCCACGTGTCGATCAGCAGGCAATCGGTCTCCTCGATGTCTGCCTCAATCACATCGAGCTGCTTAAACTCAAAATCGATATGCTCATCAGCCGCGATGCGGGCATGCTCGCTCATGTCGATCGGCAGGATGTCGTAGCAGACAAGTCGTTTTGGTCTCGCAGACAATAGGGCCCAGGTGGACACGCCACCGCGTACGCCCATCTCGGTGACGTGCTGGTAGCCAGCAGCGTGCGAGCGGATTGTCTCAAGATGCTCTGAGATGTCACTGGGTCGATTGAGCGCATCGAGAAATGCTTGGTCTAGCGTGCGCATGGGAGATACTCCGTGTACTCGTACGGCCAGTGTGGCACCAGCTCGACGATGCCGCGTGTCGTGTTGTGCTGTCTCAGATGATTGGCAGCCATCTCGCTCACTATGTTGGTGCTCCAGCCTGATGCGTGGTAGCCACCCGACGTGCCCCAACGATAAATGTAGAACCTATCCTTGTCTTCGATCTCCTGCGTGATGGTGCCGTATTTCTTGCGCAACTCGTCAAATAGCAGAACGTCTATTGATCCGCTATCTCTCACCTCGCTGTATCTGCCGATTGAGTCAAACACCTCACGACTCATCATCAGGTTGCAATGGTACAGATTGCGTGACGGCGTGAGCTTGTGCGTGTCTTCCTCGAACCACGCACTAGCCGTGTGGTAGATGCGATTACTGTCGAGATGCTCGACGCTGTAGCTCAGTCGCCACGGCAAATAGATGTCATCATCTTCCCAGATCGCTAATAGGTCGCCGGTGGCCAGCGATGCGGTCTGGTTGAACTTAGCGCCGAGCGGCCGAATCTGATCTGCCACGTTGTAGATCTTGACCTGCGGGTCAGCGAATACCAGCGTCTGCTCGCCGTAGTCATTGAGAATTATGAGCTCTTTCTCGCCCTGATAATCCTGCCGTAGAAACGACTCGATAGCATGCTCGAGCTGGCGAGGCCTGCCATATGTCGGGCATAGACACGAGATCTTTGGCAGCATAACTCACCCCTGTGGTCGTGATCGTACTCTCTCGAGCCATGCCGCGGCATCGACTCTCACCAGCGGATTGTGGCTGCGCCAGTCTGAATAATGGCCAAAAATGAAATGGCAATCCTCGCACAGCGTCATGAGATTGCCGGGCGATAACTCAAGCTCAGGATGCAAGTGATAGGGCATCACATGGTGTACCTCGAGCGAGGTGACACGGTCGCATGCCTCGCATTTCTGCTGCTGCTCGAGGTGCTTGCGCCTTACCGCTGACCATCTTGGAGATCGAGGAGTGCCGCCGTAGACATCTGCAATGCCGGGCGATGTCATCAGGCGATCGAGCCAGCGAGCAATGGCGTTAAACATTGGCTGCCTCGAGCACATGGGTACGGATCAGGTCATTGCAGTACTCAGCCAGCATGCGCCAGCCGTGACCGTCTGGATACTCAGGATCGGCAAGAATGGCATCACATACCTCCTCAGCCCATACGCGCAGCAGTTTAGGATCGGGGATAGCTTGGCCCGGCTTTACCTTGATGGCTTGGAGCGTGTGCGCCTTGACCAGCGCCTCGCTCAATACTGTGGTTGCGCTCGTCAGGCAGAGCTGAGACCAGCCCTCCTGCCCGCGTGCCAATCGTCGTACTCGCTCGATGTGCTCGACCATATGACCTCCTTAGATGATCCATGAGATCTTGCGCTGAGGGAATCCCTCGACGTTGGAGAATATCCAGCAGTCGCCAGACTTGAGCATCGCCTCGATGGTGCTGCTGCTCGCGTAAAATCCTTCTGGCCCAGGATTGCCCGGACCTACTGGCCCAGTGTGCGATGATGCGCCCCAGCTATTGTCGATGCGCCCATACTCTCGGCCAGTGATGGTTGCGTAACCGCAGAGACACATGCAGTGCTGCCATGTGCCAGCGGCCATGGCGATGCCGTTGGTGTCTCTGGTCATCGTGAATCCCTGCGATGAGCACATCGCTATGCCGTAGCCGTTGGCAAGGGCTTTCTTGGCGTCGAGCCAGTTGCGCACTCTCGTGACGGCTCGCACTGGATGTATTTTCGCAATCTGCTCGAGCTCGAGCGGCACACCCTTGCTGCCGTATTCACGACATCGAGACTCTGAGTATTCCCTTAGGTCGATGCCTAGATACTCCTCACGGCCGAGCACGCCCCAATCTCTCACCCAAGCCGCAGCGTTAGCGCCAATCGCACCATCACCGCGGATACTGCCGCCACCTACCTCGACGCGGGCACCACCGTAGATCGGCTCAGTTGCGAGTGGTATGTACTGCTCAGACTCGCCAGCGACAATCTCGGCGCACATGGTGTACTCGATGGCGCGGGCAGTGCCGAACGCTACGCAGCTACCAACCTTGCCCTGATTGCGTGGAGGCAGCAATGCCCCAGTGGCCTTGCGGGCGAGATCCCAGAGATAAACGTGATCGGGCAGATCCTCGATAGGAGTCGAGCCGATAGGCGTACTACTGATGTCTGCATCGACGCAGGTTGCAACGATGTCATCGACTGCCTGCTTGTCGTCTACCCATCCCGGCACATACTGGCTATTCATCGGATCGTCTCCAGAGCTGACACGATGCGGGCTGATAATGTGATCGCTGCGTCGCGTAGCTCAGGCGTCAGGGCTCGATCGTCTGCACCCATGACTGCGGTCCACTCGACCGCGATGCGCTCTCTGACGGGCGATAGGGCAGCGTCAGCGATGCCAGCATTTTTCCGGGCGGCGACCATGGCAGAGTAGAGCTGCTCGGTGGTCGTGATTGTCGGCGAGCGTATCGTCGCAGGTGCTGCCCGATACAGCGTCAGCAAGCGCGCCAGTGTCGCAGCTTTGTCTCTCTCCTGCGATCCGCCATAGATGCCACCAAGGGCATCGGCCAGCGTGTCAATTGGCGGTACTGGTGGAGTCGAGCTGCCGATGATCACGATCGTGATGACTGGCTCAGTAGGAATGTCGGCGACGCTCGTGTATGCCAGCAGGCGATACCTGCCGGGTCGTGCGCTGGTTACCACTGTCGCCCGCTGGTTAGCCAACAAGCTCGAGGGGAAGACTTGCAGGCCAGCGTCGAGCGCAACATACCGGACGACCTTGCCCTCAGTGCTTGCAATGACCGTAACAAACTCGGCCACCTCGCCGCGTACCTCAGCAGGTACGACGAGCTGACCTATCACGAGCAGAGCTGCGAGCATCATTGTGGTGTGATCCCTGAGTTGCGGGGTTGCGGTCTGCACCCTAGTGTATCGATTTTTGCGGAGATGACAGTTGCCGTGTCTGCAAGGTCGTGCTGCGTGCTGCTAATGTCCTTGATGCTGCCGCGCAATTCCTTCAGAAATTCCCGGTGATCATCTCGCACCGGGATAAGGATGTTCTGAGCCAGCCACCACGCTGCGGCAGATACACCACAGAGCACGACATAGAGCAGCCAGACATGGGGCCCAAACGAACGGCTAACCTCATCCATGACCTAATCTCCTAGTCGTGAGTTTTGACGGCTGGCACATGGTCGTACCGACCGTCGAATATTTGCGGGTAGATCTCGAGCACCTGCATTTCAACCTCAAGCCGCTGAGCTTGAGGTAGCTTACGTCCAAAATACTCTCTAAATTGGCTGATATTCCACCCCATCTCGTATGCGCCGATGAGATAATTTCTCAGCTTGTCGTTGAGCGTCAATGAGTAAGGCACGGCACCAAATCTCGGGAAACGATGGCACCATCCAAGCCATGGCTGGTACAGCACCTTTCCACCGTAGAGACGCACTTTGTCGTGAATGTAAACCTCTTCGCCAGCGAATCCGCGGAAATGCTGCGAGAACTTTGGCCAGTCGGATCGACGCATAAACGACAGAGCGCTGCCATGGGCGTGCACTTCGCGCGTCTCGCTGACCGGGTAGCGACTATCGACTAGCCACGTGCCAAAAAAGTCGCCGCGTAACTCGGGGCTCAGCTCGGTGGCGATGATATTGCCTGCCTCACTGCGCAATGGCCCGACCCACATATCACGACCGACTGCATCGGCGCGGGCAGCAGCTACAAGCGCCTCTACCGCTCCAGGCACAAGCAGCACATGGCAGTCGATGACGAGGACGTGAGAGCCCTGCGCATGCTCCCACACGGAGTTTTTGGCGTGCGCTGGTCCCATGGCTTTGGGCGCATGAACGTATCGAGCTCTTGAATTACTGCAGACGTGATGAATGTCGCCACGATTAGGCTCGGGGTGATCATCGACGACCAGCAGCTCCACACCGTCGAGCTGGTGGTGCATGCGCAGAGAGGATAGGGTCCACCAGACGCCCTGCGGGTCGTCATAGGTTGCCATGCCAATCGTCAAGTCAATTCGCATCTTTGGCTCTCGGCTCGTAGTCATCGCATGTTATGCAGTTGCGATTGCTCTGATCCCGCGATGATATCCTACAGTGATCATGTCTACCACACACGTGCAAGATTGCCAGTGTGCCACCGCATCCGCAGCTAGGCTTAGCCTCGAGCGCTTCGCCCAGATGCTGGCAGGGCGAGGCCATGTGAAGCTTGATTTTGCGCAGCATCTCGAGCTGGTCGGGACTTAGGCCCGGAGCTCTGTCGGGAGCTGGTGCATATGTCACCCTGCGGGCGTTCACATCGGCAGACCAGAGTTTGGCATAACGCTCATCATTCTGGCTCAGCCAGCAGATCCGGCAGCCATCGCGTGGCGTTGTATGCTTGCACGGCAAAAACATCGTCACTCCGTGATCGTGTAGTAGATCAATCCATCGGTTGCGCCGTAGTTAAACGTGTAGACTTCGCCAGCCGAATAAGCAAAAAAGGATACAAATTCTGCCACAGTAAAACTGCCCGTATAACTCACTGGGGTGCACGAGTCAAAAACACAATTGCCCGCTAGTGGATAAGGATCAAATGGGTTTGTATAGCCGCACCTTTGAGCAAACAACGCCATCGTTTGAACGCTGCACATAGTGCCGATGGCTCCATTTGCTCCTGATCGCATGTAGGTGCCAATTCCTGCGAACACGCCAAACTCTGTAGCCTTCTTGCTAATTGTTTCAGTGCCACAAGTGCAGTTATTATAAATAGGCGTTACTGCGTAGCTGTCTGTTGTTCTGACACGGTAGCCATATCCGTAACTTTTTGGCCACAAATCAAAATAGGTTATCCACAATGTTTTTGCAACGCCAGCAGACGTGCCGTGATATCCGGACACTCCACCACATGCGGTGTCGCATCTAAATCTAATAGGATCGCCCGATGTCGAATTAAATAGGCTAGGTGCGCATGTTGGCACCTCGACCATAGCGGCTAGACTATATGCAGCCCTGGCAAGACTGCTCCGTTCAGGCCTGATTAGCGTCAGCGTCACTCCATCCATGCAGGGCCATACACCATCGTCGTCGTGGAATGTCACTGTCAGAGTATTAGGCCTTCGCTTGGCCACGCCACTATCATCGCACCACCACCTATCGGCGCAGCCGCAATTGGTGCAATCGATTTTCCCACAGTTGGTTGTGGTAATTTCGTTGTCTGTTGCGCCAGCGGTTGTCGGGTAGATACATGAGCACTTGCGCAAAAAGAAATTACTGCCAATTTGCACACTTGACAGGCACTTGTTTGCATCCCTATAGCTGCCAGATGCTCCATATGGTATCCATTGTTCGCTGACTGATGACCATCGCCAAGTACATGTGCCAGTGCATGGTGGCTCGGTAGATGTCGTCGTAGTGACTTGTGGATAGCTTGTCTCGCCACATGGACCGTACATGCGCCATTGAGTCGGTCCACCAAACGCATAAAATGGCTGATTAGGCAAATTACAATTACATACACCTATGCAGTCGTTTTTGATAATTGTTGAATATGTCAACCCGTCATTGTAATACACATTCCGTATGCAGCATCTGCCCGCGCATGGAGTTGTCGTTGTTGTCGTCGTGCTAGTCGTCGTACTGGTTGTTGTGCCAGTACCTGTCGTTGTCGTGGTCGTCGATGGCGTCGTTGTGGTTGTCGTTGTTGGTGGCGTGCTCTGACAGCTAGCGCTCACGTACTCATTGACAAATGCCCCTGCTCTGGCAGGCGGCGATCCACAGTAGCACCCGTCTGGACATGCGACAGCGCTAACCCATGCACTGCCATTCCATCGATAAATACATGTTTGGAATGTGCATCCACTCGGTGTGCTGCTGGTGGTCGTGGTCGATGTGCCGACGCATGATGTCGTGGCAGTCTCGCCCTCGGTTGTGCCATCATATGAGGGACTTGCGCAGGTACATCCCTCGAGGCAAATAGCCACCGAGACCCACATGCCGGACATCCACACGTAGCTACATCCAGAGTTCTCGCATGTCGGCGTGGTGGTCGTGCTGGTCGTGGTTGGCTGGACAGAGTCCCGGCAGCTCTCGACTGCTACTGCGCCCTCAATGCCAGGAGTCGAGGGCACCCAGCAGAAACACCCTGCGCCACAGTTGCCGGAGACAAGCAACCATGAGCCCATAGTCCAGATGTAGATACACGAGTCAGGACACGGAGTTGTTGATGTTGTCGTGGTCGTGCTGGTAGTCGTGCTCGAGGTTGTCGATGACGAGCTACTACTCGACGTGCTCGAGGTCGTTGGCGGCATTGTGCTCATTATCCACCACCCGTCGAGGTCGTGCTAGTTGTCGTTGGTGCTGCTGTACTGGTCGTCGTAGTGGTCGTTGTAGTCGTGCATATATTCGCACCGGGAATACAGAGTGTCGTCCAGTTAGGCAGCATCTCGCCATCGACACATTGCAGGGATGTAACTACGTCGATCGACAGGATTGTGCCACCACCACCACCAGACAAGATAACCATGTACACCGGATTGCCGTAGGTGTTTATGCCTGCATACCGACCTAGGTATCTTTGCACTGACGGCACACCACCGTTGATATCCTTGATTTTGATATCGACATCGTCGGTCCACGTGTCGGTATCGGCAACGTAGGTCAGCAATTTACCCGGATAGTAGCCTGATGTTGGCGTTGTCGATGTGACACGCACCACATGCACGATTGGGTAACTTGGCCCGGATCGAGGCATGACGTTGCGGTCACGATTGCCAAGATTGCCCGCCTCATAGTCACGCAGGAGCGTGGCGAGGCGCGCGATTGATTGGTCGTCTAGGAGATAGCCAGCCATCGTCTACGGGCCTCCTAGAGTGCTGGGAATGCAACGCGCGGGTAGATATGAAATGTGTTAAACACTGGCGTTCCGCCACCAGCTAGCACGCCACCAGATCCGTCAAGATTGACGGGCACAGATACGGGGACACCGTTAATATCGATAGGAGTACGAGTGCCGCTTGATTTTTTAAACATGCCCATATCGGCGACAACGTACGCCCAACCAGCAGGGCGATATTCAAAGACTAGCGTCCAGCGCCAATAACTGACGTTGTTCTCATAGACCAAGTTTGCACTAACACTATTGAGCTTGGCGAGTGCCGTGCCGATCACATATGGCCCAACAGTGTACGAGCTGGAGTTGATATAGCCGATTGCGCCGATCCATGCCGCAGATGGTGAGCTTGTAGAGTTGAGCCCTACCGTTATCGTTGCGCCCCCTTTGACAATCTCAGCAGGTGGCAAATATGGATCGTCGGCACTATTTTTGATGAGGTTATTGTTGCGATCATACGTAACTGCGAGCGGGTATGAGATCGTCGAGACGCTGTAGTCTCTCGGCCTCGATAGCGGGCTCTCCACACGATCCGCGGGCGCTTGCCCAGTCTGCTGAGTCTCGACGGCAGGGTCGCCGGATGGCGCAGATGCTGCCGATGGTGCATCGACGTTGTAGCCATAATTGACGCTAATTCGCCATAACGTAGGGTCGCCCTGATCCTGAGACGGGCTAATGCTCAGGCAGTACGCGTTGGCATCCTCATTGTGCGCTGAGAATATGACCGGCAGCGATGGATGCGATGCTGCGTACGCTGGCCCGTATGTCGCAGCGTCAGTGCGCACCAGAAAAACACGGGTGTAGGTGCGATTGAATTTTTGATCGACGCTCGCCGTGCGCCCCTCGGCGACCTCGCTGAACAGTGTATACGCCATGTCGCCTCCTTTATTTGGGGATGACCAGAGTGCCGGGCTTGATTATGTTTGCTTTCTCTGCGGCAGCGACTAGACGCTCCTGCAATTTAGTTTGGATCGCATCCTGCCTCGCAGCCTCAGCAGCAGCAGCGACCAGTTGTTTCTGCGGGTCGGCCTGAGCATTCATGCCCTCGACTCTTGCTCGGATCTGCGCCTCAGCAGCACCGGCAGAGCCAGCCACAAACGCCTGAGCAGTGCCTGCCTGGGGAGTCGCAAATTGTTTGATCATGTCTTGGAGCTGCTTGCCTACTACTCTAGTTTGTGCTGCTCGCAGCTTGTCGGCGCTCTCCTTGCTGCCCTTGGCTGCCTGCGCCATCATCGATTCGAGATTGCCGGTCATCTCGGCGAATTTCTCGGTGATGGTCATATTGTTATTTAGTATAGTCGCGGTCAATTTGGCGTTGTCTTTGGTGGCAAGTTCTAAATTTAAGGCTGCGACTTTTGCGGCCTCAGCCTCTTTTTTCTTGGCATCTTCTACGGCCTTAGCTGCTACTACCACATCATTATTGACGACCGCCTCGACCTTGGCAGCCTCGATTTTCGCTTCCTCGACAACTGTGGCTTGGCCCCATGCGGCTTGAGCTGCTGCGAGGATTGCAGCATTTTCTCGAGCCAGTCTTGCTACCTCAGCAGGATCTGGCCCTAGGTTGAGATCACCGGGTGCGCCCTGAACTCCTGCAATAGCATTCAGCCCGGCTCTGAATGGAGCTGCTGCTACCGATGCCGCCACGTTGCCTGGGGTAAGATCTTTATAATCCTGCATCAATTTGCGTATGCCAGCGACTACCTCGTCAAACATCGTTTTGATGTTGACGATGGCATCTACCAGCTTATTGGCAACATCCTTAGCGATCTGCTTGCTGGACTCAAATATGGCCTTCAATCCTTCGCCCTTGGTGCCCGGATCGATCACGGGCAAGAACGCCGCGGCGATCTCTTGCACGACCTCCTTGACGCCTTCAAACGCACCCTTGAGCGCAGAGAATGCTTTTTCCGGTTGAAGTATGGCAAGCATCTGCTTGCCTATTTCTGTAAGCAGATCGTTGAAACCAGACGACAATTGTCGCAATTGCCCGTCAAACGATGCACCAAACGCATCAGCGGCAGCCTTAGCCTCTGTCGAATTGCTTGCCCTGAATACCGCTCGTACTGCTGTGGCGCTGCTCACCGAGCCTTGCTGAACGGCAGCCATTGCCTCTTCTACCGAGTAGGCATTGCCCGTGACTGCCTCAAGCTCCTGAGCAAGCGCTTCAAATACTCTCAGCCCGCCTCTTTGCAATGTTTTGAGCGGCCCATCAGTGGCGATGGCTGCGCCACGGATTTCGGTGATTGCTGCAGCAACTGCTTGAGCACCAGATGCTCCACCACCGAGCAGCTCGATGGCGTTGCCAGCATTCGCCAAGATAGTTGATGCGCCTGCCGTGCTGATGCCAGCAGCCGTGAATTGCTCAAATGCCTTGGCTAAATCCTCAAGCGGCACGCCACTGCTGCTACTTAGGTCTCGTAAATCCTTGATTACTTTATTGCCAGCCTCGATCGATTTGGCTGCGTACTGAGCTCGTATCGTCATGGTCTCAAGAGCGCCACCCATCTTTAGGATGGATAAAGCACCTTGGATGGGTAGTCCAACAAAGAATTGGAACACGCCGCGTGCCATGTCCAATAGGCCTTTGACATCGTTCAAAGATTTGAGGCCTAGTGACTCTGCTAGGTTGAGTTTTTTCTCGCCTAGTTTGTCTTTTTCTTTCTTCAGCGCTTCGAGCTCTTCTTTAGTTTTCTTGGCTTTGTCGCCTACATTCTTGAGATCTTTGCTGGCATCAGCAGCGCCCTTAGTCAGCTCAGAGCCCTGCCATGCCATCTGTACTGAGAGTTTGGCGATACTAGCCATATGCCTGCTCCCTAGTCATGACCTTGGCGCCAGTCTCTACCAGTGCCGTGAGTGTCGTTCGCTCTGACTCCATCTCAGCGCAGAGATCGCGAGGCAGAAAGTCCGTAACTTTGGCGCCCTTACTCCACGCTGCCATGGGTGCCCATGCCGCTAGCGCATGCTGTAGGTCGCTGCGGTAGTAGCCCCAAGGATCGAGCCTTATGAGTGCGACCCACTCAGCCAGCTCTGTGCTACTCATCCGCTCTTCGATCTCGCCGACTGTCATGCCCAGATGGCCAGCGAGCCGAAATAGCACCCGCCTGAGCGGGCGCTTGGCTAGTTTTTTTCCACGTCCTCAGGACGCAGGCCTACCAATTTGCAACTGGCATCCCATAGCTTATCGATCGACATGGCAGGCAGCCCGCTCACCACTGCGATGTCATTGTCGGCAAATAGGCGCGCACCCTGCTCGTCGCAGATAGTGAGCACCAACAGACGGGCGCGGATGTTGGCGTATCGTGCCGCGCCCTCATTTTCAATTTGCCACGCGTCCCATTGGTCGCGCTGGCCTGCCGTGATCTCGCGCAGGCATACATCTCCGCCCCACTCGGGCACGGAGATCGTGACGATGCGTGGCTTTGCGCCTGCGATGATAGCTGCTCTGTCTAGTGGCATCAGGTGTTACTCTTGTCGCTCAATTGGAGAGTTACTGTGTACCTCAGCGCCTCGTCGGTTGCGCCGATATCAGGATACCCGATCTCGCTGATGTATCCATCGTACACTGCGATTGTATCGATATTTGCGCCACCGAGATCGACGGTTACGCGAGTGTGAACCTTGGCGAGCCGACGAGTATCGAGCAGGCTTAACAGGTTGGTAGCAGTCGCGGTATCGTCGAGGTACAGCGTGAATTGCACTGTGCCTGGGTCGTTGCGTACTGGCACGCGCTGCATTTTCGTGTCGCTCAATGCGGTCACATCAGCAAACGTGGTAGATCGCGCGTTGGCTGCGATGCTGATCAGCCCGCTCAGAGCTGCTGTAGTGCCTGCGGTGCTGCTGCTCAGCGTCGCATATGCTGCGGTCGTTCCCGGTCCAAGAACATTTGGCATGTCGAGACTCCTTTACTGGTATGTGCCGACTACGTCAATTGTAGTCAGTCGTGCTAGCTCGTCGGTCCCATCTCCCCCAAGCTCGGATTGATCCTGCGCTTCCTCGATGCGCCAGTGATGGACTGTCGTGCCGTCTACGGTCTGGCGTCCTGGTGTAGCCTCGATCTGAGCCGCGATCCACACTAGGACGCCCTGCGCGCTAGATCGAGTCTCAGCCACTGCCGTGAGCGTCACACGCTCTGTGATTACCGCTGGTATGCCTCTCAGGAGCATCTGGCGCTGAGTGCTAATGCCCTGATAGACGACGTAAGGCAGAGAAGATCCAACTGGCGCATTCTCCGGTGATATGCCGCCGGGGATAGTCGTGCCGTAGTCGGTACGACCGACGAGGTAGGTGCGCAGGAGTTTGCCTAGGGCACTCATACATCACCTGCGTCTGGTGTGATTTTGCCCTTGGCAATCAGATTGTCTAAAGACATTTGCAAGTATTCGACTGTTATCGATGATACCGTGGAAAGGCCAGAATCTAGGGCAGGGCGCAGAAATGGCTTGGCGCTAACCCTTATTCGCTTATTGCTGGCCCAAATTTTGGCATTAAAGCCTTTTTCGACTAAGTGCGCGTATTTTGTCGGTTTCGCTTCAACCATGACATTACGCTGCGCTACTTTTGATTTTGACGGCTTGAAATATGCGATAAAAACTTTGGCCACAGTGCCTTTTTTGGGACCGACTATCGCAGTGACTATGCCTTTTTTTGTTGTGATAACCTTTACGGCGATGCTTTTTTTCAGGGCTAAACTTGCGCCGTACATGCGCACAAGCTGATCTCCTACGCGTATCACCGCTTTGCGACTGGGTGCTTTGGCCCTAGCGATTTTTGCGACCTGTCCACCAATTTTGCGAGCAGCTCGGCGAAACGCGGTACGTATTACGATCGGGAATTTGGCGAGCCGATCCATCAGGTCATTCAATCCTACAATTTGAAACTGTTCTTCCATTGAAAATGCCATCACGCACCTCCAGTCGTGGTGGTGGTGGTCGTCGTAGGTGCTGCCGTTGTTGTCGTGCTGGTCGTGGTCGCTGGCGCATCTGACTCGACCTGCACAGCCGTGATCTTGAGGTGTTCATTGAGACCGTCAATGGTACTGATCCCAACGATGTTCAGCGTGATGTCTCCATAGATGACGCGATGGATCGGCAGCACATCGGTGCGGTATCTCATCGTGACCGTGTAGGTCGTGACTGATGACTGCATAAGAGCGCTCTGAGGCTCGCTGCCTGGAGTCGAGACAACGCTGGCCCATACCGTGGCGTAGGTTGCCCAAGTGCGAATAGCCTGCCCGTATGAGTCAATACTGTCGGTCGGCGCCTGAAGAGCCACACGACGGCGCAGATCGCCTACTACGGTGACGTAGGGCATCAGCTATACCCTCCATCGGAGTAGAGCCTGAGCACGCTATCGACTGCCAATGGGACTTCGCTGCCGAACGACCCAACTGCTTCGCGGTGCTCGTACCAATGCGCAACGAGCATCATTATGGCGAGGCGCAGGAGCTGCGGTATGCCCGTACTGGCTGAGCCATACCCTGCGATCCAATCGATCTCGATTGCGCCACGCTGGAGCGGATACGTGACCGGCCAAATGCCGCTCGGTGGCAGCACGAGCAGCGGCGGGTTGTTGTCGAGTAAAATTTCAAAATCATTGGCAGCATACGTCATCGTTTGCTGATTACCATCACCGTCGTAGTATCGGATTCGCGGTGTGATGTATGCGATGCCCGTGATCAGGTTAGCAGCAGCCTCAACGGCTGGCGACCTTGGCAGCTCGATGTCGTACGGCCAATTGTCCATGGTGAGTCGGTATGCGGTATAGATCAGGGTGCGGCTAGTGTAACGCTCTACCATCTCACGTGCCGCGCTGATCATCGCAGTGATGAGCGCATCATCATCGCTCAGGTCCACGCGCAAATGCAGCTTCGCCTCAGCCAATGTTACTGGCTCGGACGTGCCACGCGCGAGGATCTTGATGTTCATCGTTTCTCCACGTTTTTACGACGCTTATTATCCGCAATGTCTAAAGGTGGTGGAGCCGGTGCTGCTGGCTCCTGATAGGGCTCGGCGAGCCCAGCGGATACGAGCCGCTGGGCGTCATCGCCAATAATGTCCAGAACCTCACCGGGCATGTAGCTCACGAGAGTGCCAACACAATGTATGAGTATTTTCACTCTCATGAGTCTACTCCACATTAGGTTGCTGGCTGAGTGATGCGGACGATGGCTGCGCTCTGAGCCACTTTGGAGTCAGAGCGACGCACTGCCATAAAGCCGGTCTGATAGGCATCAGCATAGCGCTCGTTCATGCGGATGATTTCAATATCGCCCGCATCACGGATGTAAAACTTGCTGAAATCGCCGAACAGAACAGTTTTGGCATTGGCAGCGATTGAGCTGGCCATCGCGTTGTTGACGATCACCGGATAGCCCAAGAGCCGCGGTGCGTTGCCGTTAAGCAAGTCGAGGAACAATGGCCTGCTCTGTGAGTCGGCCAGTTGCAGGATGGTAGACCAGATCGTCTGGTGCATCATGAATGCACCATTCTGCTGGTAGCCAAAGTCGAGTGCATTGTGATTTCGGATGATATTGGTGTAGGTTATGTTTGTGTTTTTTTGTGTAGATATGGGTGGTGTTGTTATGTTT